TCAACTGCGCCAGTTAATTCGATTAGATCACTTTTTGACATTTTTCTTTGATTTTACTTTGGCATCTGCCTTGTCTATGATTTGAAAAACCTTGTTGGCTAACACTCGTTCTTTGCTAAAGGCTTCTACTTCCCAAGGGAGATCATAATAGTGTCCCTTGAATTTTTTACCCATCCAAAATCTACTGTTGAGATTCTTTCCATGTGTGATCTGTCCTCGAGCGTACTGCTTGACATGTACCATTTCGTGTGCCAGAGCAATGATCAATCTTTCTATGTCAAGAGCTGTATCTATGCTCATGCCTATAACAGTAGGTTCTAGTTTGAACACACTGCCCCGCACTCCTTCTTTGACACTCATTCCTCTTTGGGGGACAACTATCAGTGAGTACCGACTGTTCTGTAGTTTCAATTCATTTCGAAACACTTGTAGACAGGTTTCAACCAACATTTTGCTGGCGCTTTTCCTTGCCAGAACTTGAATATCCATAAGAGCTCCTTGCGTATTACTTAATTATACAGTCTTATTTGAAATTTGTCAAGTGGTGCTCCAACCAAGAATCGAACTTGAAATACATCCTTACCAAGGATGCGTTATGCCATTTAACTATAGGAGCATTCTATGTCTGCTGCCAATATGAAACGATATTGGTTGCTCTGTACGATACCTGGACGGTGCCATGTTTCACTGGGATATATGATCCAGTGCCCTGTGTCGGGTTTAACAAAATATTTTCCGCCTTGTTCTGCACCGTTGGGTGCTATCTCTGTGCCGCAGTAATCTCGATCTTTGACGTCGTTGGGAATATGCAGATAGTATATTCCGCTGAACATTTTATTATTGGGATTTTTCGGATGCCAATGATTGTGCCACAGTTTTTCACGATTTTCGGCACCCTGGAGATTTGTCATGAAACTCCAGGCCATCATCTCTGATACTTTGACTTCACGACCTAGATACATGAATAGGCTGAACATAAAGCTCATTCTGTATTTCAACCATACAGGTTCCGGCCTGGCAAAAATATTTTCTTTGGTTTGAAACTTGGGACTGTTTGTAAAGTAATTGCCGTCGGCGACAATATTTTTGATGATGTTACAGGCCACAGCATCATCTTCAGCAGTGATTACACTGCTAA